AACCTCGCTTGTTTACAATTCAAGAACTTAAACGAATCAGCAGTTTTCCTGACGATTTTATTTTGCATGGTAATCTGTACCAAAAGTGGGAAAGAGTCGGTAGGGCTGTACCACCACTTATGATGGCCAAAGTTGCAGAAACTATTGCCAAGGAAATATTAGAAAAAATTTAAATGGACATACCAACAAACTGGACTTTTGAAACATCAGGCGTTGCACAAGGTTTTGATCGTCATGTCAGAGAACAGTTACCTTGGTATGACTTAGCAACAAATGCAATTCTTCATGTAGCAAGACACTATATTCCAGAAAATGGTCTTGTTTATGATTTTGGTGCATCTACTGGAAACATTGGTAGAGCATTAGCACCAATACTTAAAAAAAGAAATGCACATTTAATTGGCATAGAACCTAGTCAAGAAATGATAAAACTGTACAAAGCACCGGGCGAAATTATATGCAGTAAAGCAGAAACATTTATCGCAAAAGATTTTGATTTATCTGTTTTATTTTTATGTTTAATGTTTATTCCACCAGCCAAAAGATTTAATCTTATGCTAAGACTAAGAGAGAAATGTAAACCCGGAGGGGCAATCATTGTCTTTGACAAGTTAGAACCAATTGGTGGCTACGCTTCAACTGTTTTCTATCGTCTTACACTTGCTGGCAAAAAAGCATCTGGTACAAATGCAGATGAGATAATTGAAAAAGAATTATCGTTGTCAGGTGTACAAAGACCTATAACGGAAGATCAACTTGCTGGCGATTTCATAAATTGGTTTAAATTTGGCGATTTCTCTGGATACCTTATAGAAAAACCAGCATAATGGCAGCTTCACAAACCACTCAAGCAGAAACAGAAATGCGTATCGCAAGATGTGCAAGAATTATTGCCAATGGTGGAAGAAGGTCTGATTGTCTGCAATACGCTGCAACAAATTGGGGGGTCAGCAAGAGGACTGTTGATAATTATTTAAAAGAAGCAAGGGCGCAACTACGAGCAGATTGGGACATAGAAAGACCACAGATGATTGCTGATTTACTTAGTCAGTGCAGTACTTTACACCTAGAAGCAAGGCGAAGCGGTCAACTAAACATAGCCCTTGGTTGTATCAACACAGCAGCTAAGTTGGCTGACCTTTGCTCATGAGTATTCTTGAAACAGTTAAAAAAGGCCATGTATTATTTGGCGATGGCCTATTTGATATACCTTCTACAAAAGCAGTACAAGATAGAATTACATCAAATTTATTACCGCATCAAGAAAAGTTTTGCGCAGATACAGAACATAGAAAATTAGCGTTGGTCTGTGGTTTTGGTGCTGGTAAGACATATGCACTTGTTAGTAAATCAATATTGTTGGCTTCTATGAATGTTGGTCATATCTCAGCAATCTTTGAACCTACCGCACCAATGTTAAGAGACATATTGATGCGAACAATGAATGACTTGCTAGATGAATGGGAGATACCATACACATTTAGAGCTAGTCCATTGCCAGAGTACCAACTGCAATTTAAAGAAGGTATACATACTATCTTGTTAAGAACTATATTGACCTACCAAAGATTACGTGGCCAAAACTTATGTGCTGTTGGTTTTGATGAAGCAGATACTGTTGCAAAACGGGATGCCGAACAAGCAATGAACATGGCACTTGCTAGACTGCGGTCAGGTAATGTTCAACAGTTTTACGCTACTACAACACCAGAGGGTCACTCATGGGCGTTTGATACTTTTGAAAAAAACGCCAAAGAAGATACTCGGTTGATAAAAGCTAAGACATCAGATAATCCCTACCTTCCAGAAGGATTCATTGATTCGTTACTAGAAAACTACCCACCACAACTTATACAGGCCTACCTAAACGGAAACTTCTGCAATTTAACCACAGGGCAAGTCTATGATAAGTTTGATCGAAAAATTCATGTTTTACAGAATAATCCATATGTTGATGATAATGAACCTTTACGAATCGGAATTGACTTTAACATTGGAAACATGAACGCAGTAATTGGTGTGGCAGTAGGAAATAAATTTATGGTTATAGATGAAATCGCAAAAAGCCACGACACCGACAGCATTGCAAAGGAGATCAAAGGCAGATACCCTTTCAACAAAATATATATATATCCTGATGCGTCAGGTGGAAACAGAAGTACAAATGCTACAAAGACCGACATCCAAATACTAGAAAGTTATGGTTTTGTAAATCAATCTGCTTTGTCTAATCCACCAGTACGAGACAGGGTTAACTCTGTTCAAGGTTTGTTGTTAAATGGTAAAGGCGAAACAAGATTAATGATTTCAAAAAAAGCAACTAAGTTGATTGAATGTTTAGAATTGCAAAGTTATAACGAAAGAGGAGAACCAGACAAGGATGCAGGGTACGATCATATGAATGATGCTCTGGGTTACATAACTTGGAGGTTGTTCAATCCCTTACATATGGGGGCTGGTCGCAAAACTGGTATTAGGCTTTATTAAGATTATTGTCTAAAATAAAAACAAACAATGGAGCAAAACTGTGTATTCTGGTTATAGTCATTACAACAGACAGACAGCAGGGAGTAGGGGTACAGAAATAAATGACCCTAACAATACATGGTTTCAGCAAGAACCACATTGGATATTAATAGAAGATTTACTTGGTGGTACATATCAGATGAGGTCAAGGCATAGAAAATATCTTATGCAAGAACCTCGTGAACTTGATGAGAGTTATGACAACAGATTGGCTCGTTCTGTTTGTCCACCTTACTTTCTTAGGTTAGAAAGAATGTTGGCTGGTATGTTAACTCGTAAACCAGTAAGACTAAACGAGACAGGAGATGCGATAAGAGAGCAACTGTTCAACGTAGATTTGCAGGGCAATGATCTCAATGTTTGGACATATGAGACAGCAAGAAAAATGATTCGTTATGGCCATATTGGTGTTTTGGTAGATGCACCAGCAAGTGGCTCTAATGGCAGACCATATTGGGTAACTTATACACCAAGAGATATTCTTGGCTGGCGAACAGAAATGATAGATGGCGAAATGCAATTTTCACAGTTAAGGCTACAAGAAAAAGTATCTGAACCAGATGGTTTATATGGCGAAAAGATTGTAGAGCAAGTTCGCTTGTTAACGCCCGGTGCCTTTGAAATACATAGAAAAGCAAAGACAGGAAAGTTTGTAAAAGTAGATGAAGGAACAATGCCAGTAGATAAAATACCTTTTTCTGTAGCTTATTCCAACAGAGTTAACTTGCTTGACTCAAGACCACCAATGGCAGATATAGCAGAATTAAATTTAAAAGCTTACCAAATACAATCTGATCTTGATAACCAATTACATATATCAGCAGTACCAATGCTTGCCTTTTATGGCTTTCCACAAAATGCTGAAGAGGTATCGGCTGGACCGGGCGAAGCTATTGCATTTCCAGCAGATGGTCGTGCTGAATATATTGAACCAGATGGTAAAAGTTACGATGCACAGTTTCGTAGACTTGATAGGTTAGAAAGTCAAATAAATGAACTTGGCCTTGCAGCAGTACTTGGTCAAAAGTTATCTGCAGAAACAGCAGAAGCAAAACGAATAGATAGATCGCAAGGTGATTCAACAATGATGGTTG